CCGGCCACGCCGCCCCCCACCCCCCAAAATAGGCTTAGGAGTCCCGCCAACCATTCCTTAATAATCTACACACTACATATTCAAAATCCAAATAACTGTACAGAGTAAACCCCCCCCTTGTCCTTTTCAAATCGCAACCCCCCACCCCCTATTTGCAAAATTTTGAAAGTGCCCTATACTTGCTGCAAAGGAGCCACAATCGCCCCATGCCACTTGTAATAACACCCGAGGTCGGAATCCCATTTCCGTTCAACACAACTCCCGAAGAGATCGAAGACTTCAGGGAGAAGGCTCATGCTATGTTCCGCACAGTAGAGGAACTGGTATCTCATGGTGCTAGCGCCGAGGTCACTCAGGAAGATAAAGCTGAGTCGCACCGAATAATGGCAACGGAAAAAATGCCCCATGCACGTGAAATGCGTTCGGGCACAATCATTAATCTCGAAGCCATCCTGAGCGAATGGGACGAGGAAGTATTAGACGTATCCCGTCGTCTGCGCAATTACGTCACCAATAAACTCATTATGGAATCAGTAGACCCTGATCCTAAGCAGCGCATTAAGGCGTTGGAGTTACTGGGCAAGACTGCAAACGTCGGGCTGTTTGCGGAGCGGATTGATATTAATGTGACCCACCGCACGGTGAACGATATTGAAGCTGAGCTGCGCAGAACCCTAGAGCTGTACGGCGCAACGCCGGATATTGAAGACGTAGAGCCTATTGAGAACACAAAGAACTTGGCTACGTTAAATCTTGATGAAGAATTAGGATTGTCCGATGGACCTGAATCTACTAGCTAACGTAGAGGCGGCACTGCCTAATATGCCGGATGCCGCAAGGCAGAAGGTGGGAGCGCTCGTCGCTGAGCTGCGCAAGACCGAGACCAAGAACATTGCGAAGACCGACTTCATGGCCTATGTGAATTACATGTGGCCGAACTTTATTCACGGGCGTCACCACGAGCGCATGGCCGCTGCGTTCCAAGAAGTTGCTGAGGGTAAGGTCAAGCGGCTCATTATTAATATGCCACCGCGTCATACGAAGTCAGAGTTTGCGTCATACCTGCTACCGGCTTGGTTCCTCGGGTTGTTCCCGGGCAAGAAGATTATCCAAACCTCTCACACGGCGGAGTTAGCTGTGGGCTTTGGCCGAAAGGTGCGTAACCTTGTTGACTCTGACGCGTATAAAGACATATTTCCGGACGTTGCACTACAAGCTGACTCTAAAGCTGCTGGCCGATGGGCGACTAACTATGCCGGAGAGTATTTTGCTATCGGTGTTGGTGGTGCAGTTACGGGTAAAGGCGCTGACCTGCTCATCATTGATGACCCGCATTCGGAACAAGAGGCTGCTCTGTCGGAAGTGAACCCCGAAATCTACGACAAAACGTACGAATGGTACACGTCAGGACCTCGGCAGCGTCTGCAACCGGGCGGAGCCATCGTAATTGTGATGACTCGGTGGTCAAAAAAGGACTTAACGGGTCAAGTTTTGAAGGCTGCAGCCCAAAGAAGCGGGGAAGAGTGGAAAGTTATTGAATTTCCTGCACTTTTACCGTCTGGACGCCCACTTTGGCCTGAATTTTGGTCCTTAGAAGAGCTGCAAGCCCTAAAAACCGAGCTGCCAAACTCAAAATGGATGGCTCAGTACCAGCAGCAGCCCACTTCAGACGTGTCTGCCATCATTAAACGTGAGTGGTGGAAGTGGTGGCAAGAGGATGGGCCCCCTTATTGCGAGTTCATCATCCAGTCTTGGGACACGGCGTTCCTAAAAACCGAGCGGTCTGACTATTCTGCGTGCACAACGTGGGGAGTTTTCTACCAGCCGGACGACACTGGGCGCAATCAGGCCAATATCATCTTGCTAAACGCGTTCAAAAAGCGCATGGAGTTCCCTGAGCTCAAGCAGCGGGCGATGCAAGAGTACAAAGAGTGGGATCCAGATACGCTGGTGGTGGAAGCGAAGGCTTCCGGAGCGCCGCTTGTGTTTGAGCTGCGAGCGATGGGTATCCCCGTGCAAGAGTTCGTGCCTACCAAGGGTAATGATAAGATCGCACGGCTTAATGCGGTGGCCGATATCTTTGCATCTGGTCGGGTATGGGTCCCTAATACAAGTTGGGCTGAAGAACTGGTTGAGGAAGTCGCAAGTTTCCCGTCAGGCGAGCACGATGACTTGGTTGACTCCATGTCGCAAGCCCTGCTGCGCTATAGACGCGGGGGCTTTATTAGACTAGGATCGGATGAGCCCGACGAGGTTCCACAGTTCCGTCGGAAACGCGAATACTATTAAGGTGAAACATGTCAATTGACAAAGCACTCTATGCGGCCCCGATGGGCTTAGAACAATTACTAGGCCAAGGCGAGATGCCTGACATCGAGATTGAGATGGACTTGGACCCAGATGAAATGGGCGACATGGACATCGACCTTGCTGGTGAAGATGTCAAGCCGGGGGATGCGTTTGACGATAACCTCGCTGAGTTGTTGCCAGAAGATGTTTTGCAGACAATTGCCTCCGATATCATCAGTGACTTTGATGACGACGTGAACTCCCGCAAGGAGTGGGTCAAGACTTATGTAGACGGTATTGAGCTGCTCGGTATGACTATGGAAGAGCGCACCGAGCCTTGGGAGGGCGCTTGCGGCGTGTACCACCCACTGCTGGCTGAGTCGGTAGTCAAGTTCCAGTCTGAGACCATGATGAGCACGTTCCCCGCAGCGGGTCCGGTCAAGACTAAAGTTATCGGCAAAGAAACGCCTGAGAAAAAAGCAGCCGCCGAGCGCGTGGCTGATGACATGAACCACCAGCTGACCGACGTGATGAAAGAGTATCGCTCGGAACATGAGCGGATGCTTTGGGGCTTGGGCATGTCGGGCAATGCGTTTAAGAAGGTGTACTACGACGCGCACATGCAGCGTCAGGTCTCTATCTTCTGCCCCTCTGAGGATGTGATCGTGCCTTACGGCGCGAGTAACTTGGAGACTGCTGAGCGCGTGACTCACGTGATGCGCAAGACCAAGAACGATCTGCGTCGCTTGATGGTAGCGGGCTTTTACCGCGATATCGACTTAGGTGAACCCAATAACATCTTGGACGAAATCGACAAGAAGATCGCGGAGAAGATGGGCTTCCGTGCATCAAGCGATGACCGCTTCAAGCTGCTTGAGATGCAAGTTGACTTGGTGCTCCCGGGCTTTGAGCATACAGATGAGGACGGCGAGATCACTGGCGTGGGCTTGCCCTATGTGGTTACCGTGGAGAAGGGTAGCCAGCAAGTCCTGTCTATCCGCCGCAACTGGCATCCCGACGACGAGACTTATACCAAGCGTTCGCACTTTGTGCACTACCCCTATATCCCGGGCTTTGGCTTTTATGCCTTTGGCATGGTGCATTTGATCGGAGCTTTTGCTAAAGCTGGTACGTCTATCTTGCGTCAGTTGGTGGACGCTGGGTCTCTGGCTAACTTGCCCGGTGGTCTAAAGGCTCGGGGTTTGCGAGTCAAGGGCGACGACACGCCAATCGCTCCCGGTGAGTTCCGCGACGTGGACATCCCCGGTGGGACGATCAAAGATAACATCATGCTGCTCCCATACAAGGAGCCAAGCCAGACTCTAGCAACACTGCTGCAGTCAATCATCGACGACGGTCGGCGCTTCGCTAACACAGCGGACTTGCAGATCAGCGACATGAGCGGGGACGGCCCGGTCGGTACGACGCTGGCTATTTTGGAGCGCACACTCAAGGTGATGAGCGCGGTTCAGGCTCGCGTGCACTACGCGATGAAGCAAGAGCTCGTGTTGCTCAAAGAGATCATCGCTGAGTACACCCCAGAAGACTACGACTACGACCCCATCGAGGGACCCCGCAAGGCCAAGAAGTCTGACTACGACAACGTGGATGTCATCCCTGTCAGCGACCCTAACGCCGCGACAATGGCGCAGAAGATCACGCAATACCAAGCGGTGTTGCAGCTGGCCCAGCAAGCGCCTCAGTTGTACAACTTGCCACTCCTGCATCGTCAGATGCTGGACGTGCTTGGTATTACTAACGCTAACAAGCTGATCCCGATGGAAGAGGACCAGAAGCCTACGGATCCCGTGACGGAGAACCAGAACGCGCTGATGCTGCGACCCCTCAAAGCATTCCAATACCAAGACCACAAGTCGCACATCGCAGTGCACATGTCGGCTATGCAGGACCCGAAGATTCAGCAGTTGATGCAGAACAACCCACAGTCGCAACAGGTTCAAGCCGCACTGCAGTCGCATATTGCTGAGCACTTGGGCTTTGAGTACCGCGTGCAGATCGAGCAGCAGTTGGGTATGACATTGCCTCCGCAGAAGGACGCCAGCGGTGAGGACCAGCACATGGACCCACAAGTTGAGGCACGGCTCTCGCCCCTGCTTGCGCAAGCAGCACAACAACTCCTGCAGGGTAACCAGAAGCAGGCCCAGCAGCAGCAAGCCCA